ATGAACGGAGTTTTTTTGACTTTGTGTTGTCTCACTTTTTGTTGGCTTTCGCTTTTTACATTTAGTGCTGTTTCCATTTTGTTTTGTTTTGGTTAATTAATATTTGTTATTATTCCTTTACGGATAAGCCGTAGAGTTCTTACGTTGATATTCATTTCTTTGGCTGTGGCCATTTCCTCATTGTACTTTCGTTGTCCCTTCGTTGTTGCCCCTATATATTGCCCTAGTATCTGTTTTTCCACACCCCAACCTTTGTTGAGTTTCTCTACTTCTTCGTTTGGTATTGTTTTTTCTAATTCTCTTGCTTTTATGCGTTTCTCTTGCTTGTCTCTCAATATGTTCAGGTCGTTGTAGTTTAGTTTCATCGCAGGTGTTACAATGTATTTGTATTGTACTTGCTTGTTGTCGGTGTATTTAACTGCTATGTTTATTTCTCTTGCTTTGTCTAGTACTTTCTTCCATTTTTCGCGCACGTCCATTTCATCGCTCCTGCTTGTGTCCCATTTCTGCGTTGCCAGCCATACTTCTTCTTTGTTCATCTGATATATCCATAGCATCTCTCTTTGTTCGGTTGTCCATAGTTTCTGTGCGTAATATCTCGGCATCTTCAGTCTTCTACCGTTGTTTGTTGTGTAGTTGGTGTTTGTCTCCTCTCTTGCGAATTTGTTCACTATTGCGCCTGTAAGTAAATAATTCTTGCCTATTCCTTTTGATACTAGTGTTCTGTTTTTGTACCCGTCGTGGTCTAGGTCTGTTTTTGTAATATATTTAGTAATATAGTTGATTGTTCTTTCATCCACCCATTCTCCAATGTATACGGTTCCATATGCCCATTTATCTATTATTGAGGATTGGAACTCTTCTTTCGTACAGTTTTCGTGAGTTTGCCAAATGAGTCCGTGTAGATGGATTCTTTCAGAATTTTTGTGTCCTAATTCCGTTATTAGCCAATGATGTGGTGCTTTTTTCCATTTTTTTCTCCATCTTTCGGTAAACATTCTCACTGCATATGCTGCTAGTATGTTAACATCAGTTTCTTCGCCTTGTATTCCTCTGTATTTCTTTTCGTGTATCTCTTTTTCTAATCTTTCTATTGATTCTGGCGAGAATGTAAGTGTTACAAATTCTGCCTTCTGGTTTGCTCTGAATTCTTCTGTTAGCCTTATTTTCCACTCGCTTGCTTTCTGCTTTCTACATTCCATGCAGTTACCGCACGTGCAGTTTATGTATAGTGTTCTTTTGTCCGCGTATTTTGGTGGTATTCCGCCGTTCTTTTCGTTCGGCAGATACCTTGGATTTTTTATTTTTGTTTCGTACAGGCACATTTTTTTGTTTTAAGTGAAATGTATTAATTTTTCAGTGAATTGCTATATACTATTTCTATTTCGTCCAACATCTTGAATAATTTGTGGAATACGTAATATTCTGAATCTAAGCTAATTGCTATTGTGAACACGTTGTTCATGCTGACTCGTAGCTGTTCGCGTGTGATGGTGTATTGGAATTCTTTTGGATATGTGTTAAGTTTTTTTGTTAGTACTCCTATTTGCATAACTTGTTGACTATTAATGTTGTTGTATTTATCAGTATGCGAATTATAAGACAATGCAATAATACATATTTTTTTGTTTTGTGCTTACTGGGTTCTCGTTGGCGATTAGCCTATTTTATAAAATCCCATTCAAATATTGAAATAAAACCCCCTTGCATTTGCGAAATTAAAATATAGCGCGGAGCGCTTCTTTATAAGGAAAAAATAGCCGACGGAAGGAGGTTTTTTTCCGTTTGCGTTAGGGATTGAAGCAACGTTCTCAAGCGACGTAGGAGCGCAGAGTAAGGCGGAAAGCCCGCCGCTGAGGCACGAAGCGGAACGCCCAGAAAATAAAAATTATAATAAAAAAGGAGGCTTTCGCCCCCTTTATTACCACTTTGACCCCCCGCCTTTATTTGGTACTACATAACCCCCGTTTTCATAGATAATTTTTCCGTCTTTGTAGTCCACTGGCTTGTCTTCGTTTTCCTCGTCTCCTACAATGAAGTGCATAAGTTGCATAATTCCACCTATTAACGCTTCTTGCCAGCTGCTTGATTCAGTCGTCTTGTATCCGTACGTTTCATATTCTTCAACTATTTTCTTTAGTTTTCTTACCTCGTATTCAATTTGTTTTGTCTTTTCTCTCTCGGTTTTGGTTTGCTGCCTGATTAATTTTTCTTCTGCTTTTGCACATGCTTCTTTCGCTGTAGTCAGTGCTGCTTCTGCTGTGTATTTCTTTTTCAGTTCATTGTTCATGTCGTATGTCTGTTGGTACAGTGCGTTTTTCCATTGGTTGTCTATAGTCAATCCTGCTATTTCTTCTTTAGTCTTATTTATTGTTTGTTCTAGTTCCTCTTTTTGTTTCAGCACTATTTTTACGCGGTCTTCAAATGTTGCGTTCTCAAAGTCCAATTGCAATTTTGCAAGTTGTGTTTGCACTTCTTGGAAGTTTCGGCTAACTACTTCTGTTTTCGTTTCTTCTTCAATTTTTTTGATTTCGCTCGTAATCTTGTCAATTTCAGATTCTGTTTTCTTGGTCTCATTGTCGGTTTTTTTCCCGCCTTGTACCATGCTTGCAGCAGTTATCAGGCTGTCCATCATTCCCGCCATCGGGTTTATCATTGTCGGTATTGGCGCCGCCCCTGTGCTAGCTTGTGCGCTGCTTGCTGTTCCGCCACTTCCTCCTGCCGTTCCGTAGAATAGTCCTGGACTTAGTCCTGCGCTTATCAGTTGGTTGTATTTTGCTGCTGGTGAGTATAATTGGTTGTATTGGTTGATTGTGTTTTGGTTTGCTCTGTCCGCTTCCTCTCGGTTGAATTGTTGTGTGTCTTCTCGGTTTTCCTCTGCTGCTGCTAAATTCTCTGCGTTTGTGCTGTTTTGCATGCTGCTACCTATTATTCCGCTAATTGCTGCGAATACTGCCATGATAATGCTAAATATTGCCATAACTTTTTGATTTTTAATTGTTTGTAATTTCTCGCGCTCTTTTAGGTTTTACCGAAGTAAAAGAGCGGTACATCTTCTAGATATAATATTGCTAGTTGCGTACCGCTCCCTTTTGAGGTCGTTTATTCACTGCTAGCGGCTGGTTTATCCACCCCTTTAATCCTTTCTTGTCGCTTTGTTCGTGAACCTTCTGCAATTGTTGTCATTGCTTTCTGTGCGATTTCAAATTTGTCTGCTCGGATGTCGTATTCTGGTTTTACACCCTCTTTTCGTTCGGTATATAACATTGGCGAAATGGCTTCTATTGGTGCCCCTGTTGTCATTGCTCTTCTTACTTTTTCTTCGATGCTTTCTCCTGTTTCGAGCTCTTTTCCTGTTAATTCTACTTGTTCTTTGTTAATTGGTTTAAATCTATTCATATTCTTGATATTTAATTGTTTGTAGTCTTGTAAATTTTTTTTGTTGATTAATTACATGTTTGGTATAATTTTCGCGCTCATCAGTCTTCTAGGTATTGCTTTGATACCAATTTGTACCCAGAAGTTCTGTGCGTTCAAGTTGTGGTCTGCAAAGTTGTAGTTGTACTTTGTCGGGTTAATATATGTTGTCATATCTTTGATTCCTCCTGGTTTGTACTCTTCGTATTGGTATTCATATCTGCGGTTGAGTGTCATATACATCGTCTTCTTCTCGTCTGCGAAGTCTCCGTGTGTTTCGTTGTGGCTCGTCATATAGTTAATCCACGCTGGCACTTTCCCTGCAATTGCTCTTGTTAATCCTGAGTCCTGGTCGTATATAGTACCCCACCATGCCATTTGTTCTTGCATCAAGTTTTGGAACCCTATACCGTCCAGTTCTGGTTTGTGCAGGTCATCCACGGTATCTAAATCGGTTAAATACCACTTGTTTCCCTGTGAATAGTCAATTCTCGGTGTAATGCTTACTATACCAATGATGAAACTTGGCTCTTCTAATCGGAATTCAATTTGTCCGCCTCTTTTGTTGCTCTGCGTTCCTTTGCCTGCGAGTGTTCCCAATGGGTCTTTGTCGGTTTGGCTTGTGCTGACTACTTCTTCAAATACGATTTCTGCGCTCATTCCGCCCATATAAATTGGACTTTCTGCGCGTCTGCTTACCTCAATTCCGTATACTGCTTCCAAATAGTCTTCATAGCTTCCTCCACTTACTGCAATTCTGTTGAGCATATTATATACTTTTTTTGCGAGGTTCAGAGCGTCAATTGTGAAGCTTCCTCCGCTAGTGTCTACTGCCGTTACTGACGCAATTCCGTTTACACCTGTAATCCATTCTTCATTAATCCAGTTGTTGAACAGGTCACTTTGGTATGTTTTGATTGCTAATCCGTGCTGGCTGTATTTGTTCATTGTATTACCTGCGTTGTCTTGTTCCGACAAGTCGCTGTATGGTAAGTAATCGGTATTCGCTATATCCAATTCATTACCAAGTCCTGTTGCTTGAAGGATATCAATTCTCATTTGGTCAATATTTGCCAAATCAAATGTTTTTAATGCGATATTACTTGTATAGATTCCTGTTGGATTGTAGGTGAATCCGATGATGTTATATCCTGTTTGGTATGCCGCCGCCTGGCCGCCTAGGTCCAGTTCGTTGTTAGATAGTAGTTGGTTGTTAGTGTTTGGGAATACTGTAAGTAGTGGTATTTGGCTTATTGCTTGTGTTGCTGTTTCTTCTAACAGGATGTCACATTCTGTTATGTTGAAGCCTTGTGGCACTGCTAAATAATAGTGTGATTCTTCAAAGTTGTATGTGTTCTCTAACTCTTGATATGTGTTGTAAGTTGGCACTATTCCAATTGGTGGTGTTGATTCGCTGTCTGCTTTGATTCCTATTACCGTAGTATTCCACAATTGTCCGTGGTTCCACACTCGGTTTATTAATTGTGTTAACCCTCCTTGTGCGTCGCTTGTGTTTGCGCTAATCATTACTCCGGTTTCTTCTTGTTTGTTGGCGTAGTAATTTTTGTAAATGTCCCAATAGGCTAGTATTGGTACAGCGTTGAATTTACGTTGAATCTTGATTGTGTCGGGACGTTGTACGGTTCTGAAGTTTCCATCCGCAATTCCGTTGAGTCCAAGATAGTTCATGAGGCTGTCAGTTGCTATTTGGCTGTGTTCTACTTCGTAGGCGTATTTGAACGGGTTGAGTTGCGTGTGACTTAGTGTAATCTTTGGCAGTTTCACTTGTGCCATGTTCATACCTATCTTTGTCATATTGTTATGCAGTAATCCGTTGTACAATCGTATTGGTGCCGTGAATACGTCCAATTGTAGTTTGTAGCTTCCGTATAGTGGTCCAGTGGCTGGTATTGTCCTTACGATTGATTCTAGGTCAATAGACCACGTGTCGCCTGTTAGGTCCACTTCGCACATGAAAGGTACTAATGTACCCACGTTCATGCTACTTCGCCAAGCTCGTGAAAGGTCGTGTGTACTTCGGTTGTAGCCGTGTAGTTCAATGTTGTTTTTGTTACCACTGCCGAGGCGGTTTCCGCCTAAATTCTTTGTAATTGCCATAGTTATAAGTTTTTAATGGTTAGTGTAATTTTTTTTTCCATTCATTTCTTTTGATGTCGTATACTTTTTCAGCAATAATGCTGATATATGTTGTGAGTATTTCCATTTTGTTTTTTCGCATCCACCATTTTGTCTTGTATTTTCTGTTGAATGTTGGTGTTAGTCTGTAGTTTCCTAACGCTCCGAAAAATTCTTTTTCTCCGTTTTTTTCGTGTTCAATGATGATGAACGGAGTTTTTTTGACTTTGTGTTGTCTCACTTTTTGTTGGCTTTCGCTTTTTACATTTAGTGCTGTTTCCATTTTGTTTTGTTTTGGTTAATTAATATTTGTTATTATTCCTTTACGGATAA